ATCATGATCCGGGGCTGGGAAAAACTGGATGATGAAGCCACGGAGAGGGGTCACCAGCCGTTGTCGCCTGACATATGGACATATTCCACACCGGATGGCTTTAAGATCGCTGTGGCACGTTCTGACGCTGAAGCTATGAAGGGGATACGGGAAGACAAGAGGCTTGCAGCCTGTGCGGTCTACAGCCTTAGTGAGATAGCTTTGATCATGAAGAGCCAGACGCTGCTAAATCAGACCAAGGCCGTTTTCCCCGAAGCAACTGTAAAATCAGTGTCAAATAAAAGTTTGCCTGATGACGAGATACCGTTTTAATCTAAATTATGTTATCACAACGGCAGTCGCTGGTGACCGCCGCTGTAAAAACAGGCGGTTTCCCTCGTTTGCTTTTGAAGCGCGGAAGCCAGCGACACCAAAAATTATTGAGGAAAAAGGGAATGAGCGACAAATTAATTAAAGTAGGGAAAAATAATCCTCCAATTACCCGCAAGGGCCGACCGAAAGGTTCGCCCAATAAATCCACGGCTTTATTAAAAGACGCGATTTTACAAGCCGCCGAGGCTGCTGGCGACAAAGAGGGGATTGTCGGCTATCTTGTAGAGCAGGCGAATAAAAACCCAGTTGCGTTTATGGGGCTGATGGGCAAGGTCTTGCCGCTCCAAGTTATAGCCGATGTCACGCAGCGGGTTGCCGTTGTGACTGATGAAATAATGACGCCAGATGAATGGGAGAGGCAATGGGCGGAGCAGCACAACGATCCGATGACGCATTAATAGCCTGGGCACCATTCAGCGCACCACAAGCGCAATTGTTGAGATGCCCAGCCGACGAGATATTTTTCGGCGGTGCGCGAGGTGGCGGAAAGACTGACGGGATGTTGGGCAAGTTTGCGCTCAAGCAAGCTAAGTTTGGCAAGGATGCCGTTGGCATTTTCTTCAGGAAAACACGCGAGGATTTGAAGGAGGCTATAGAGCGGTCAAAGGACATCTATGCTCCGCTTAACGCAAAATATACAGACCGGCAATGGACCTTTCCAACCGGGGCGCGTCTCAAGTTTGAATACCTTGAACGCGACAAAGACGCCCAGAATTACCAAGGTCACAGCTACACCGATCTATTCTTTGAGGAGCTAACGAACTGGGCCAGTCCTGACCCAATTAACAAAATCAGGGCAACACTGCGATCCAGCGTCGGTGTTCCGTGCCAGTTCCACGCCACCGGCAACCCTGGCGGTCCCGGCCATCAGTGGGTCAAGAGTAGATATATCGACCCCAATCCGTCCGGCGGACAGATGTTGTGGGAGACTTACAAAAACCCGTTCACGCAGCAGAGCGTGAAAATGTCACGCGTCTTCATCCCGTCTAAATTGTCAGACAATCCGACACTGATGCGTGACCCCGGCTATGTGGCGCGGCTATACCAATCCGGCAGCGCCGAGTTGGTCAGGGCGTGGTTGCATGGCGATTGGGATGTCGTAGACGGTGCGTTCTTTGACTGCTGGGTGCCTGAAAAGCACGTCGTGCAGCCTTTCCAGATTCCTAAAGAGTGGACGCGGTTTCGGTCGTGTGATTGGGGATCAGCTAAACCGTTCTCCGTTGGTTGGTGGGCTGTCTGCCCCGATCTGTTCCACACGCCGGACGGCCACATAATTCCGCGTGGCGCTGTGATTAGGTATAGAGAATGGTACGGCGTTGCAAAAGACCCGAATGGCGAAGTGCGGGCAGATGTCGGCCTGAAGATGACTGCCGAAGAAGTTGCCGATGGCATAAGGCTCAGAGACGACGCTGACGTTATTCAATACAGCGTTATTGACCCGGCTGCGTTCAGCCAGGATGGAGGCCCGTCTATCGTAGAACGCATGAAAATCAATTTCCGACGCGCCGACAATAAGCGTGTAGGGACTCGCGGTGCTATGGGCGGCTGGGATCAAATGAGGGCGAGAATGGTTGGCGAAGATTTCGGAGACCCTTACGGCCATTTGCCGATGATGGTTGTATTTTCCACCTGCACAGATTTTATTCGGACCGTTCCCGCATTGCAGCATGACAGTTCTCGGCCAGAAGACCTTGACACCAGCGCGGAGGACCACGCAGCCGACGAAGCGCGTTACGGTCTTATGAGCCGTCCATACGCTAGAAAGACGACGGAAATAAAACAAACTCCTCTGATCGAGATTGGCGGCAAGTCAACGATGACTATCAACGATTTGATGAAATCAGTTAAAAAAAGACGAGCCAAGTATGATTAGGCTAGAAAGGTCAGAAAGGATAAAAACCTATTGCCGGGGGGTTTCTGACCTTTCTGACTTACTTCTTGCAAAAAACCTTGATTTGGTCCAATAATTATGAATGCAGAATAAATCGATGCCGAATAAACCAAAAAAACCTAAAAAGCCAGCGACTAAGCCGACTGCAAACCGCAGTGGCATGACGGCGGCGCTTGGCGTCAAAAAGGGCGGATATGCAGGATAATCTTGACACACAAGGCGGCACTTTAGTTACCCCTGAAGATGCTGGAAAGGGGCCGCCTGGTGTAGTTGCTCGCTGGATTTCTGAGCTTGATTTGAGTGATAAGGTTGAGGCCAAGTGGCGTGAGCGTGCCAAGGGTGTATTCACCCGGTATCGTGACGAGGAATCAGATAGCTCTAACAGTGGTGCGTCTTCTAACCGTTACAATATTTTGTATTCTAACATCCAGACGATTTGTCCTGCGTTGTTCAATCAGTCACCGAAGCCTGATGTGCGGCGTCGGTATCGGGATGCTGATCCTATCGGCAAGGAGATATCGGACGTTTTAGAGCGTGCTTTGTCTTATACGATGGACGAGTGCCAATTTGACCGATACATGCGCCTAGCGATTAAAGACCAGCAGCTTTGTGGTCGTGGAGTAACGCGGGTTCGGTATGATCCTTACTTTGGTGAGGAGGACGACGAGAACGGCGACCCTTACGATGATTTGAAGGGTGAAGAGGTTAAATACGAGCATGTCAACTGGGCTGACTTTCGTGTTGGCCCCGGTCGTACATGGGAAGAGGTTGAGTGGGTAGCATTCCGCCATTTGATGACCCGTGATGATTTGCGGGACAAGTTTGGTGATGACATTGGCGACGAAGTGACGTTGGATTATTCTCCTATTGGCATGGAGGACAAGGACGGGGACGCTGTAGCGGACACGTTCAAACGTGCGAATGTCTGGGAGATATGGTGTAATCGCCAAAAAGAGGTGATTTTCATCTCAAAGACGCTGAAAGAGCGGCCTTTGAAGACTGAGCCTGATCCTTTGGAGCTTAGCGGCTTCTTTCCAACACCCAGACCTTTATATGCGACCGAGAACACGGATAGCTTGGTGCCTGTTGAGCCATTCCGCTTTTACAAGGACCAAGCTGGCGAGCTTGATAATATAACCCGCCGTATTTCTGGGATTATTGCTGCGTGTAAGGTTCGTGGCATTTATGACTCTACCATCACTGAAATGGCTAATCTTATGGATGCTGGGGAGAATATGATGATCCCGGCGCAGGATGTTTTGCCGTTGATGCAGTCCGGTGGCCTTGAGCGGGCTGTATGGATGTGGCCTATTGAGAAGATTGCTGGAGTTTTAGGGGAATTATACAACCAACGCGAGCAAATCAAGAAGACTATCTATGAGATTACGGGTATTGCCGACATTATGCGTGGTGCTTCATCCTCTTCTGAGACTTTGGGTGCCCAACAGCTAAAAGTGCAGTTTGGCACTATGCGCCTTGATGATATGGGCCGTGAGGTTCAGCGTTATGCTCGTGATTTGTTACGCCTCACTGCTGAGATAATTTCTGAGCAGTTCAGCCCTGATAGTATTGCGATGATGACTGATGTTAAGCTGCCAAGTCCTGAACAGAAGATGCAGGCACAGCAGCAGGCTCAGATGATGGGTCAGCAACAGCAGCCTGTCCCTAGAGAGTTGCAAGAGGTTCTTGAGAAGCCGACTTGGGATGAATGTATGCAAATCCTTCGGGACGACAAGCAGCGTTCTTATCGAGTTGATATTGAGACTGATTCTACTGTCGCTGGCGATCAGGCGATGGATCAGAAGGCTATGACCGATCTGTTGCAGGGGGTTTCTACGTTCATTGGCAATGCTGGCCCGGCTGTTGCGGCTGGTTATTTGCCGCTTGAGGCTGCTAAATCCATGTTAATGGCGGCAATTAGGCGGTTTAAAATGGGCCGCCAAGTTGAGGATGCGTTGGATTTAATTGGTGAAGACAAATCTGGTGCAGCGGGTGGCGGTGACGAGCAGGCTGCTCAACAGGCCCAGCAGGCCCAACAAGCTCAACAGCAGGAGCAACAGGCTGCGGCTCAAGCAGAGCAAGCCAAGATGCAGATGGACCAACAGGCTATCCAGATTAAATCGCAGGAGGTTCAGCAAAAGATGGAATTGGATCAGTCCAAGATTCAACTTGATGCTGAACTCAAACAAGCTGATTTGATGATGGAAGAGAAGGAACTGGCTCTTAAAGAGCGTGAGATAGCCCTTAAAGAGTTTGAGGCTCAGAAGCCTGGACCTGATCCATCTATGAAGATTCAGGCAGATATGCAGATGGCTCGTGAAAAGATGGAGTTTGAGGCGTCTGAGGCGGATAAACAACGCCAAGTTGAGTTAGCCAAGGCTATTATGTCTGAATTTAATGGCCCTGAAGGTAGTTTGACTGAACCTGGAGAGGCTATTAACCGTGCCGCTGAGATTATGGACCGGATAAATGAGGTTATTTCTGCCACGCGAATGGTTGGCGATGTTCCCTTAGAGGAAACCACCATGATGGTTGCTGAAGAGCCTATGTTTGACGAAGAGCCTATGATGATGGCCCCTGAAGAGGAACAGATGATAATAGTTCCTGAAGAGGAACAGATGTTAGACGAAACTATGATAGTTCCTGAAGAGCCAAGGTTATTATAATAGAATTGCTGGAGACTAATGTGACTGTTTACAAAGAAAATTACGATGAAATAAAATGGTCTAAAAAGCCATTTAAGCGAAAACAACAGATCGACTTTTCTTCCAAGCGTTCTCATATTGAGATGCCGTACATTTCTGGCGACTATAAACCTTACGACTGCCCGATAACTGGCAGGACTATCGACGGGAAAAGAGAGCATAACGAGAACTTGCAGCTACATGGTTGCCGAATACACGAAAAAGGTGAGTTTGAAGACGTTAAGAAGAATGGGAAGAAAAGAACGGAAGCGGCTATGGATGCGGCTATTGATAAGTCAGTTGATGCTATTGCTAAACAGATCGATATTTAAAAAGGGAAGTTATTATGGCGGATGAAGGCGAAGTTGTTGTTGAAGAGCAGTCTATGGACGATTTCATGGGCGATCAGTTTGATGCTTTAGAATCGGAAGACTCCGAAAGCGAAAGCGCACCAGCCGCAGAAGAAGCCGCACCGGCTACAGAAGAAATCAGTGCTTCTGATGAAGCACCCGAAGATGATGTCGCG